TATTGGCCTCATTGTCCTTGAGGTGAAGATTGCGACTACATACCCCCGCAGTGCCTTCGCGAGTGAACAGTGTCATGCTGCTACCATCCAACTTCATAGTAACTTCCCACTCTCCCACAAACCAGTCTGGCATACTGATGAGATTCTGAACACGTTCCTGATCAGTTTTGCTCATAAACGCAGGGAACATGCCGTGTACTTCACCTGCTAAACAAGCTGGAATCGGTGGATCGTATTTTACAATGCCCAGGTTCTCGCTTAGATCTAATCCTTCGAAATCTGCGCCGCTGCCGTCAATAAAGTCACTTACTGGAAGCAACAGTCCTTGACTAACTTGTCCTCGCAATTTTACAGTGCGCAGTCGGTTGCCTACAATACCTTCGTATGTTTTAGCTCCGCCACCTTTGCTAAGAAACGGTGCCAACTGCTCTGGAATCCAAGAATCTATTGAACAATATACAGCAAGATCACCTAGGTTGTATTTTGCTATTTGATCAACTACCCACCATCCGCCGACTCGATAAGCACAGATATTGTCTGCGTTAGGTATACTTTTAATTTCTTCAATTTTAGCTATCCATGCCATTACTCGATTTCGATCTATATACATTCGTGTCTCACCTTATGCGTTAGTGCTATATAGCATGCGTTCAAAGCAGTCTGTTGACAACTAGTTTATACTAGCTGTTCAAAGTCCGGAAATGTAAGCACTGATTTGACAACCTCAGTTTCTCCGTTGCGTATTCGTGCCTTCCAGATGTCTCCGTTTTCTTCGCCGAAGCCTTCTACGTCAATCGTAACATGAGGAAAATGTACTGACAATTCTTTTAGATCTGTCTGCCATTCGTACCACTTGATGTCATCAGTTTCAAAACTTGCTCGGTTACTAGTAGTGGTTCCGGCAGCCGCACAATAGTTGGCGGCTCGATTTAACTTGAACAGAAAAAACTCTGCTTCGATTTCTTCTTGGAAGCCTGTTGCTTCAACTTCGTAGCGTGTTGAATATCCCATAACAATTTCTCTTTTTTGGTTGATTAACTTAGGGTAGGGCCCTTTAGTGCAACTGCGAAGCCTGAGAAAGCATTTAACGGTTTTACCAGCAGCTTCAAAGGAGTTAGACTCCTAAGGCAAGGTTAACTAGAGAATCTCGGTTGTAATCTAGAGGCCCTATTATTTCTTAACTAAAAATATAGTATACGTGGTAAAACAGTATGTGTCAACCTGTTTTTAATCTCTTTGTAAGTGGAGACGCGGACCGGATTCGAACCGGCGTTCACGGATTGCTGCAATCCGGTGCATAGCCTCTCTGCCACCGCGTCTATAACAAGGTGCTGGTTAGGTATCGTCCGGCGTACAAGGAAGGACGGCGACCTTGTACCCTTTACACATCTACGAGCCGTCATGTTTTAAACTAATGTGCTAACTACTAAAAATGCAGCTGGGTCGCAAACCACTTAGCGGATTTCCACCGTAAACTACCGTATACTGGGTCGGCATAATTGCATCCGATCCCTGAATACCCATTGTCAAGACATTTGTGTTTCGGGTACCACGGCCATACTTTGCCTACTTGACTCTCGGCTGACCAGTTGTTAGCTATGCTACTCTACTTGTCTACTCTGCATTGTGTATAACACTGTTGCCAATGCTATACACAATGAATTGTGTATCTGGGTATTTGGAACCCCTGGGAGGAATCGAACCTCAAAACCATCCACCTAACTTTAAGACACAGCTTAGGAGGCTGCGGTCAGGAACCAGAGGTACTTTATGCTTTCTGATCGTTCCTCATTTCTGCGTGTATTTCTCTATGACAATTTGCACATACTATGTCACATTTATTTAATAAAGATTCTCGCTCTCTTTGACTCCCCATATAGTTGGCATGTGTACACATGTGTTTTCTAGCTGGTTTTTGAAAGCCTTAGCAGCAGTTAATTGATTGCCAATGAATGGCTGATACCCGCCGTCCTTTCCAAACTCGCCGTTGGTATGGCCGTCAAGCCAAATACCCATATACCGTCTTTGTAATTTGTACTCATTTGCGTTACGTTGTAGTATTCTTATCTTCATGACGTTGCTACCTTTGCTTGTTCAATAAATGCGATAAATTCTCGCGCCATTTTGTCAGTTAACACAACGTCTACGTACTGATCGTGGTAAGAAGAGTACAGCGCAATGGCTATGTCCTCAGGGCCTCTAATGTCTACTTCAAGCGTAGTTAGTGGTTCATTGAGTATTTCCCAGGTTCGAGATATCATTTCCTGCTCCTAATTCGTTCAGCAAATCCTAGCACAGTTGAAATGCTAAATTCACTGTGACATCCAGCGCATTGTATGTTGGTAGCCACCCCAGCGCTAGGTCCTACCTTCCAAGTATCGCAAGCGCAGTCCGGACAGCCGTAACTTTGTAAGTAAGCACACAATCTTTCCTCGTCGTCAGTAGCGAGACTAGGCCACAACCATTCTTTGAAACGTTTAAAAGGGTTCATCTCTCTTGTCTCTTTTTAATTAATATGTACGCACTATACTGTAGTGTAGGAGGTATGTCAACGGCTATTTTGGTCCAGAAGGTTTGTAGCGCCAATGGGTAATGTTGTTGTAGCCTATACTCTGTGGTTCCGGCATCATCCAATGATCGCCACACCAGTAAGCCAATCCGCTATTTTCAGCAGCAGAACACCATACAATTACCATAGTCCTAGGTGGCGGCATTTTTAACACACGGATCCATCCGTCACTTTGCTTCTTACTCTTCCGCTTCAAGATATGCCATTTCCCAGTCTGGGTGGAATCTTCCAACATCCTCGTGTTCGGCGCCGTCGAACGTAATCTTGATATAGGAGCCGCTGCCGCCTGTAATAGTGCCTGTGAACTTACTTCGGTAGCAAACACGTTGACCTACGTAAGCCGGTAGTTGATAATACTGACGAATGTACTCTAAACTGTGATCAGTAGTGTTCGTCATTGATGATCGCCATGCAGTAGTTTAAGTTTTAGGCGCAGTCTGTAATCAAGCTTAGCCCATACGCTTTTGGCAGCGTGATTGTGAAATGTCCAGCACAAGATATGAAAGTAGCAGACAGTATGTTCACAATGCTCAGTCCAGTAGGTATTAAGCATTTCGCAAGCTTTTAAAATATCTGAAGATGTCATTGTATTAATGAACTCTGCAATCGTATTGCTGTCTTGATCAAAATCTTTCATACTAGTCCTTGTGCTGGTTGAATTTTTAAGTTAACCTTTCTTCTTTCTCAGCAGTGGGTTATAACCACTAGCCGGAGTTGCTTCAGCTGCCATGCTGCTTTTGTAACCTTGGTATATACTACGGAGTCGGTCACGGTCAATACCGTAGACTTTCTCAATAACTGCTTGCACAGCTTTCAACTCTTTGTCTCGAGTTTCGGAGTTTGAATGTTTAAGTTTGTTTACAACAATTTCATAAAGGGTATACAGTTGGCTACTGCTAAGTCCTTTTATCAAGTCCTGCGCTTCTTGTTTATAGTTGCGAGTGTCTTCGTGACGTGAACTTCTATGATCGTAGTTGTATTTCATAACCTTTACCTTTGTGTGTTTTGCATTTTATTAATAATAACACTGTGTATAGAAAAAGTCAAATATTACTGCTAACTATTTTTCGGGTTTAGCTGTATTTCCAAATTCTTTAGGATCTCGCTCGGGCCCAGCGGCGTCAAACAAGTGCCAATGTTTAGGGTCAAGGTGGCCATACAATGCACCTTGTGGACGCATCTCGCGTTTCCTTGCACAGTACAGTGTATCGCCTTCGAAGCCTGCGTCAATAAACGCTTGCTCTAACTGGGGCAGATCTTCTTCAAGTATCTCCTCGCAGTCTGCGCCACCCCAGAAGAATACGTCATTGCACAGTACCGCAAACTCAAGTTCTTCATCTGTCCACATTAGACAATCTGCCATGTCGTATCTAGCCACTAGTTTTAAAAGCGCAAATTTCCATTGATCATTGCCTAGCGGCTGATTCTCGTCGTGTGTTATAACTGCGTGTAACTTTTGTCCTATCATGTTCAGCTGTGATCGATCAGCGTTGACGAAGCATTTACATCCACCATTAGTATGCATGCCGGCACGTGTGCCGAATACTAGGCAATTTCCATCACTACAACCAGCTAGGTTGCCTATTAGAAACTGTCTCAAGCTTTTGCCTCCCAACTTTATCATGTTAAATTAACTCCTTAACAATTGCGCTGGCAACCTTGCCGTCGTATTGACCTTTATAGTGTGCGTTTAGCGCACCCATCATTAGGCCCACTTTTTTAGCATCAGGTACATCACCGCATCCGCCAATAATAGCGGCTACAAAACTGCGTATTTGATCTGGTGTTAGCTGAGTAGGTTGATATTTTTCCAGCAAACCTACCTCCTTTCTGATGTCACTTTGTGCGGCTATATCGTTAGTAAGCTCTAACAGCTCGTGCAGATTTTTCAGAAACTTCTGAACAACTTTTGCTACCTGCTCATCTGTAACGGTATCATTACCGCTAGGGCTTGATTCTCCTAATAGAGTAGTTAGTGCAGATGCTGCAAATGTGTCTTTTGCTTTTCGTGCAGCAACTTGATCTGCACGAATTAATTCTAGTAATGCGCTCATTTTATTACCTTTTGTGTTGAATTAGGAGCAGACGACAGGATTCTAACCTATTCACAAAGATCTATAATCTTTGTTAAGTCTTATTCCTACGAGCATTTACCGGTATACTCATAGTTTAGACTCAGGACCGCCGTTCGCTCTCCGCCTGCATAATTAGTACCGCCCTAGGTAAAAGCCTCGAGACAATTACCTAGGACTTCCGGAATTTTTTATAGAGTCCAACTCAGCAGCCATCTTGACCACCACAGGAATCGAACCTGCTTTCCGGCATTTCTTTCTTTTTTCGTCTCTATTCTAAATTTTGGAAGCGGGTACAGGATTCAAACCTGTGTGCGTAGAGTTGCAGTCCACTGCCTAGTCGCTCGGCCAACCCGCCATATTACTTTTTGTAAACTACCCAAGCCTCTGGTTTAGTCTTCCAAAAGTCTGTGTTCCATGGCTTATCCGGATAGCGTTCAATTAACTTGTTCATTGTGTCTGCATGTAATTGTGCAGATGACTCCGAATCATATTCCATTCCGCCGTTGCTGATATTTGGGTCGGACTTAGATCTTGCAATAAATCTCATTTGTCTTACTCCCTTATCTCAGTACACAGTATACTTATGTTTACTGTCTGTGTCAACCTCTATTCTTCTGGCGATTGCCTTGGCTGCCACAGAAGACTAGCTACTATTAGTTCGTTGTCTTCTTCGTACATTTTGCCCACTGTAAATACCTGTGTGAACTGAGCTCCGCGAATTGACGAACGAAATGATTGATCACGTATCGACCTTACTGTGGTCTTGCTGACCTTGCATGATATCCACAACCCAGAGTGAGAGCACATAGCTGACTCGGTGTCCATTTTATGGCACATCAGCAATTCATTAAAGAAGTTTACAGCATCTCCTCGATTTTGTACAACAACAAGGGTTGACCCATGAGCGGAATAAACATCATCAAGCAGCTCACGATTTAGAAACAAGTAATTAGTTATCATATTAACCTCGTGAATTAGTAGTGTGACAACTGGTACTGATCTCCAGCATAGCAACCCGACACAGTTCGCGACCAATATCGGTTCCCCTGTTTGTTCAAATCTGCCCAGGGTCAGCGCCTCGTCTCATGCTTGGCCGCTAAGCTCAAGCACTGCGTATCAGTCTACGCATCTGTCACATCTTAAAGCACTCTGTGTCAAAGTGCTTTAAGATGTCCTCTACCCGTAGGCAAAGGACATTAACGCAGTAGCTAGTTCGGTTGCCTAGCAGGTCCCAGCTGTGGCGTTCAAGCAATACCAAAGATCACTACGTAACACTTGGCGTTCAACTTGTGTACCTCCGATCCTAGAAGCCGTCGCTTCTTCGCCCGAATAAGGATTCTTCACAGTATGCTCTACTGTTTAGTTATACTGCGCCCCTTAGCTTGCGCTAAGAGTACCGTGTGCTCATTTTAATTGTAATGAGCAGACCGAATTATTTATTTACACTGCCGGGGATCGAACCCGGATGTTTCAATTACGTTGCGCTGTTATGAAACGGGTAGTTCTCGCCTGACTCAGTTATACAAGTCTTGAGCGCAAAACGGTGTATTATTAATATTTCACCGCCTATCCATATTGGCTTATTCCGCACCCCTGTATACCTATTCCAGCACAGTGTAAATCTTTACTTTATTAGTATAGCACCTTTGTAGTGTTTGTCAACTACCATTCTTCCATTTCTGTCTTTCTTTTGTTGATAGTTTCTTGAGTCACTTGTAGTAGCAATTCGTAAGGCTCGTATTCTTGTCCTTGGCTACCTTCGTGTCCTCCGGGTAGCCATTGCTTGCGCGTTTCATCAAAGAATAGGTTAAGCATAGCTCCTTTGAGGTATTCTTTGATGAACGCTTCTGCTTGTTCGATCTCACCTGCTTCAACTAGTGCACGAACAATTCCTTGGCCTCGTAACATTCCACTAAATCGGTGCTCGTTAAAGTTTAGCGTCTTCGCCAGCTTGCTGCACACTGGGTATTCGGCCATGTTGTTTATAAGCATGAATCCTATTTCGTCATTCTTTTCAACAAGGTCTTTTATTGCCAGGATGTAATCAGTTGCTTCCTCAACAAGGTCATTGTAACCGTATTTAAAGTAGTTTACCTCATTAGACTCATGGTTATATTTGCAGTCTTCAATTTGCCACTTATTAAGAATTGCGTCCACGCAGTCTTTGCGCATCATTGCAAAGTCAATATAGGACTCTTTGCCAAACTTATTTTCAATAATTAAACGCTGTTCGCGAACACTTTCAAAAAACTGTTCCTCTCCAAAAGAGCTGCGAGTAACAGCAACGTCGTGGCGCTGGTTCTCTCCCACTTCTATTTCCATTTCTATTAAGTTTTCCCTAACTGCGCCTAGCACATACGTTAGCCCCACTCCGCTATTCTCATCGCTTCCGCCGTAGTCATTATAAACACCTTCGAACGGTATCAGAACCGGTGCATAGTGCCCTGTAGCATAGCACTGATCGTATGTTGCCTTCTTCTCTAATGCAAAGACGTACACTGCGTCGCCGTGGTAGATTGGAAGGTTTGTCAATGAACATGTTTTATTCCAGCATCCCATAAAATTTACTCCTTGTTAGTTTGGTTAGCGACCGTGAAATTGCCACATCACAGCATTGCAGAGTGCGTGTACTGCACCTTCTGTTAGCCCTGAGTCATGACAGTGTTGTAAGTGAATTGGATGTTTTAGGAAGAATGGCGGGAACAGTTTCCAGTTTACTTTCTTAGAAGTTACTGACTTAGGCGGCTCTTCGGTCAGCTGTCGTTCGCAAAACATACAGGCACCGCCCTGCTGTTTAATATACTGTTCTCGAACTACTCGCTTGTCTCTAGACGAAATCTTATCGTACATCACAGGCAGCGTGTATTTGTCAGTCATAACAACCTACTCGTATATTTAGATTAGCTTTCCATGCCGTATTTTGACATTTTTCCAAAGTCAATGATACAGCCAAGGGAGTTAACATCACTTCGAATTACCAATGTATAATTGCCGTCATTATCCATGTAGAACAGAGATGTAGTTCCTGCTCGATCAGCCATGCTGGAATTACCCTCAAGGATAGGCGATTGTCCCTTATCCCGCAGGTGCTGTTCAATTTCTAAGTATACAGTACACACCATCTTAGTGGGCACAGTTACTACTTTTGATGCTAGCGCAGCAGATGAGCCTGCGAACATTACTGTAATTAGTGCTGCTTGAATTAGTTTTTTCATGTTGTTCTCCAAATATTACCAAGTACAGTCTATAACGTATTTACCCGACAACAGTACCCCTGAGCTGCAAAGCTGATTTAGCATCGCGTTGGTACTAAATTGAGCGTTACCGTTTTTGACCTCTAATAAAGCGTCCATGTCGTATTTGTCAGCTGGTTCAACAGTTATGCACCAGTCTTGGTTACCTAGTTCTTCGAGAGCAACCAACGAATCCTCGTCGAGATTAAAGTAGCTGTTGATTAATTCGAGTATTTCTTGTTCGCTTGCGTATGTGGTAATTTCTGTGTGCATAGTTAGAATCCTCCGCCTACTGTGACAATAGCAATTTTAGTATTTTTAAAGCCTAGCTTTCTAAGCTGCTTAATGGCATTGTTGATATCTGAGTAATCAAAGGTGTCTGATGAAAGCCCTGTTTGTGTTAAGCTGTCAAATTCTGAAGAAGTCCAAACTGAATTCAGTATTGGCATATCAAAGTCGCCGTACTCATGTAATGCTACTACTAACATACGTCACCTATTAATTATTTACAAAATTAGCTAGACAGTTACTATTCCACTGCCAAGTCACCTACACTTTTACCATCTAGTGCTACTACATTTTAGTACGTAGTCAAAGCAATCCGGCGCATTTCAGCTTTCGTGTATTAGACAAGGTTCTTAATATGGGTACACCGTTTGGTTGTCTAACTTAACTAACGGTATCTTACCAATTCTGGCATATTGCTATGCTTAGTCTAAGGACATTATACTGCCCAGTTACTATTGTTAAAGAACGTGTTAACGTTTTGCTAACCTATGTACTAATTATAGTGTCTAACGTTGTTGCTGTCAACCACTGTTTACATTTTATTTGCTAAGTCGTTCAGAAGTTCTTGTGCTACATCTAATTGTCCGCCCTTTAGTGCTCGGTCCACTAATGCCAGTTGTTGACTGACTAGGCCTCGTGTGTGCTCGGCATCTTCTCTAGCAGCCTTGCGTTCTACACGTTCAGCTACTTCTAGCTTGGTTTGATACTCAAATACAAAATACGGATAATAGTCGTCGGTGTTTTCAGTGCCAAACTTTAACCAAATATGATCATCTGTAGTGTCTCGCAATACGTAGCCGTCAAAGCATCCATTGCACTTTTCTTCTACTGTTACAGTTGCAAAGCTGCGACCTAAGAACACTAGCTTTTCGTCCTTGCGAGTTTCTACAGAATCTAAGTAGCTACGATATCCGTCGTCTTCATCCTCTATAGCCTCAAAGATGTGTTGACCAATCTTAAAGAACGTATCGTGAACACCATAGAACTTAAAAGTCTTGCCAACTACATCATCAAATAACATTTTACTCTCCAAACTTTGCTTTCAATCTTAGATACTCTGCGTATTTCTAATGTTCTAACAGTATAAGAGAGATTAGATATTCTGTCAACTAGTATTTACTAAGCTGCATCCAACCTAGCGAACAAGCCATTCCAAACGTCACATATTCCTCGGTGGCTCATGAACACTCCTATGTGCCCTGCGTCAACTAAGTAGGTTTGTGCGCGGGTGTAGCGTTGCAGAGCAAGAGATTGTTCACTTGGCGTAATGTCGTCACGCACTCCTGTAACAATGTGTACACCTTTTAAGCTGTTTAGCACAGTAAGGTCCACTTTGACACCGGCTATTGTGAGTTCGTTCTTACCTAGTAAGTTCTTCTTAAACAACTGTTCTACAGCCCATAGGTACCATTTACCTGCTAGATCCTGTGTATGATCGTACCACTTGTAAAAGCGTCGAGCATCGTCGTCTGGATAGACATATCGTTCAAAATAGTGTTTACTTAGATTGCTGCTCTTCCAAGCTGCTAACATAGTTTGGCCTAGCATAAGACCTCCGCTCATCATTACAATAGCTTTATATAAGACTAAAGGCGTCTTCGTAGCGCGATGTATTACACTGTTACCTACTTTAGTATCAATAGGAGCTCCTGCTATTACTAGAGACGATACTTGATTTGGATGTAATGCTGCGTAGATTGTGGCTAGCCAGCCGCCTTGACACAACCCTACTAATGTTGCTGTTCCGCCGACGTGCGATACACATTGATTAAGCTGTGATAGCAAGTCCTCTATGCCTTCGTTGCGGCGAGTATATGTACAGCTCTTCCACTCTATTGTGTAGACACTGCCTGTGTAGTTTTTAGCAGCACTTTGTACTAAACTTTGGTTAGGTGCATAATCTGCTATGTTGCTGTGATGGCCTGCTTGTGGTGGAATAATTACAGCCGGCGTGCCTGTACCTTGTGAGAATTGTAATAGTTTAATTGCGTTAGTTTCATACACATTTTGGTGTTGTGTTGTCCAAGCGGTATTACTTTGGTAATTGTTCATACGGTTCCTTAGTTTGGATTAACCGTGTACTTATCTGTATATTTGTAGAGTGCTACAAACAAAGAATATTGGCGACCCTACCTTGATTCGAACAAGGAACAGGAGTTTCGAAGACTCTTATGATATCCATTTCACCATAGGGCCAAATAATTATGTAGCTCTATCCACCGAGCTACAGAGGGTAATGTATTAGCTTACAGCTTGTTCTCGTACTGCTAGTTCTTTGCGGATGTAACGCATGAACATCATTGCCTTATCCGAACGGTTAAACTGTCCGTCGCCAGTGTCGGAGATTGGCACTGGAAAAATAAAGCCGCATTCAGTTTCGTAAAAGAGTTCGCCCTTGCGGTAAAACTTAAACTGAACTTGCTTTCTGTCAATTACCATATCTTTAATCGTGCTCATTACGTTTTCCTTTTGTTTGGTGCGGACACAGGGATTCGAACCGCTCATACTACTGTAAATTCAAAAACTAACCCATGACCAACATCAAAATAATGAATTTCATTCTGTTGTCCAGCGGACCTTTGGTAATGCTCGGCAGAGTACCTGCAAGAATCAACTACAATAGCTACAACTTCGTTTTTAGCGTTGTACTCAACTTGTTCTATATCTCCTGATAGAGACGGGCTCCAGTCATTACTATTCTCATCAGTGTAAGGGTTAAATCGTGCTTTTACGCGGTCGCCTTGCTTGACGTTCATTGGTATTGACTTCATAATTACCTCTTATTTGGAGCGGATCAGGGGACTTGAACCCCTAACATCTGACTTGGAAGGACAGTGCTCTACCAATTGAGCTAGATCCGCAAATTTTTACAGTTATCGAAATGATAACGCTTAAATGCTTGTTCGCCGCCTACTCTTTTACAGTAAGGACATTGTACTCTGTTCTGTTTCTTGCCTCTCAGACTTTCGGCAATCTTTTTTTTATGTTCTTCGGTTTTTATTCTTCCCGACACTGTCTTAGATATTGCTGCGTTTCTAGCAGGGTTTTTTGCTCTTATACGATTTGCTTCGGCTCTTTCTTCTCGGCACTCGTCTGTTGGACACCAAGTTCCGTTATCTCTTTTTGTTGCTAGCATCTTCTTAATAGACGCTTGCGTATGTTTCCTTCCTTTAAATTTAGCTATACCGCTTTTATTAATGTAGGAAAATCCACCTTTCCCACCAACAATTAAGTTAAGGCACTGCTTGTCTTTCAAGACCGTTTCATTAACTAGCTCGTTTTCTTTTCTAAACATTTCTTCTTCACTAGTGCAGTCGAACAGAATTTCTTTATAAAAGCTCTCTTTTCCGTACTTTTTGATAGATTTAGCTAAGCGTGTTCCTGAACCTAAATATGAATCAGTTGGGTTATTAGTAACGTGTGTACCGATGTAATATTTTCTGTTAATTATATTTGTTGTCTTGTATACTGTATAATGTTTCATACAATTATTTAGCAATGAAGACACTCGTGTTACCCTTCACACCATGTCCGCATAATAGGTTATTAGCACAACGCATGGGCGGATGAACTATGTCGTTCCGCTCCTCGGGCAGAGTAAAGGTTCGCAGCCCCGATTAAGCATTCTTTCTGTTACTAGCCAAGCTAATAAATTTGGCGCTCTCGATAGGAGCTAAGTTCGCATTATAGTTCACTGGCACAATGCACGGGCAAATCAACTATGTCGTTTTGCTCCTCGGGTAGAGGATAAGAGTAACGATCTCTTTCTCTCGCATTGCAAGGTCTGTCCCATACAGATCCCCCTAAAACTTTATTTTTCTACCTTCTAACCATCCTTCAGGTAGAGGTTCTTCTTTATTAACTTTTTTAGATTTCTTTAATTCTAAATTATGAATCCATCTTGTACCAAACTGAGAATTACCTTTACCAGTTTGGTGAATACTATTTGCTTTACCTATTTTCTTTTTTGATTCTTCATTATGGAATTTCCCTTTCCATACTCCTTCTGGGTATAATAGCTTATGAGCTTCCACTCCAAGTCTACTGAACTCCTTCATACGTGACAGTTGCGCTGCGCGGAAGACAGGATCATTTTTCCATTTATCAACAAAAACTTTTGAACCAATATGCGGTTTATAGTCTACAAGACTACGATCAACATTTTCGTTAATCCAATCAAACCCACCTTGACCACCTTCTTTCAAATTATAGTTATCTTTATCTTTAATAAATTCTTCGTTAACTATCTTTGCTTCAGCAGAGAACATATCTTCTGGGTTGTCGTAAACTTCTAATATTTCTTTAGTGAAGTTTTCAATTCCATTTTTCTTTATTGATAGCTTTAGGATCTTACCTGATCCCATATAGTCATCATTGATATCGTGAGTCTTATGGACTCCTACGTATATCTTATTGTTAATAATATTCGTTATCTTGTATAGTGTGTATAGCATATACTACTATTTATACAAGTTCGATATTTATTGAACTATTCCTAAAACTGGTCTCTCTGTGAGATTTTGAACCCCAGATTCTACGTCTCAAACGTAGGGTGTTACTAGACTACACTACAGAGAGATAAATCTTTATTCACACGGCTTACAACTTATCGTCTGCGTTATGTTTGGTATCACATAGGGGTATCGATACCCTGTCTTCACCTTAAAAGGGTGCTGATCTGCCATTTAAAATGGCGAGATTCGAACCTACCTGTATCCTGCTAACCTTTCAACGATTTCGTAGACCGAGGGTATACAGGCGCATTAAACTTTAAAATGTTGTTGCCATCTCAGGAATAACATCAATCCTGGGATTCGCTTTTTCTTTCTCTGCTAACTCTTTCAAACTTGTTAACGGATAACACTTTCGTATTCCTTTGACACTAATACGAAAGAACGGTTCTTTCATGTAGTTAAAATGATTAGGCCGTAGCAACTTCATAGGCTTTAGTATGCCGTCTATCTTGATCGAGTACAGTGTCTCGTTCTCAGTGTTGAAAAAGTAGCCTCTATGCTTGGTTGCGATATACTGTTCTGGTAAGCGTACCATGTTTCTTACTCTTTATTAACGTGTGTTTGTTTACTATGTACAAAGTATAGCATCAATAAGCGCTGTGTCAACTACTTGTTTGGTGGAATGTACGGGACTGCGTAGTTACCCGTTCTCGGCTCTGAAATTATACCGAGCGCATTGGTCGTTAGCTAACACCCCATTGCTTGGTAGTACCACCTGGTGTCGATCCAGGACCTCTCGGTTATCAGCCGAGTGTACAGAGCCGCTATACTATGGTACTATAAAATGGTCTCCTAGAGGGGTATCGATCCCCTTGCTCTTGGGTGACTTTACATAAATACATTGTGAATTAACCGCACTATTAGATAAAAACGGAGTTACTAACTTGCATATTTATAAATCACCTATATGTTCTTGTATCATATGCGGCAAACAGTTATCCGCCAAAGGCATAGCTGGACATCATCGACTTTCTCATGATGCTGCTCAAAGAGTTGCACATCAGCAGCGAATGAAATTTGTGGCTCCACAAATTTCAAGTAAACTAAAACAAAACACAATTAATCAGTTTAAGGAAACAGCTGATAAGTTTTGTAAGTCGTGCACCCTAGCTCTTCCATTTGAAAAACGGCACAGCACTTTTTGTTCAAAATCTTGTTCAACGACATTTACAAATACTAAACGGAAAGTAAAGGAGAGCACCAAGAAGAAACTTTCGTTGTATGCTAAAAATAATCCTTCCGGATTTGTTACTAATAGGCCGACTTTTCAACGTAAAGGAACGTATAAAACTTGCTCTTCTGAAACTTGCCAAAATAAATTTTATGCCTATCCTTGTGAAGAAAGTAAAAAATACTGTTCATTTAGCTGCTTTATACCGTATTCTGGTGGCGAACGTAAAGGATCCGGAAATAGTAAAGGTGGATATTATAAAGGTTTTTATTTAGCATCTACATACGAACTGTGTTACTATATTTTTTGTGTTGATCACCAAATCTGCATTGAACGTAATAAAGAATCTTGGAAATATTATTACAACGGTAAGCACAGAAAGTATTATCCAGATTTTCGTGTCAACGGGCGTCTTGTTGAGATCAAAGGTTATTACACCCATGTTGTTGACTTAAAATTACAGTCAGTGTCGGAACCTATTGATATACTGTATAAAAAGGATCTAAAATTTGTATTTGATTATGTTACTGATTTCTATTTTGTTACCGACTATAAAGTTCTATACGATTAAGTTGGTGCTCTTAGTGGGACTCGAACCCAACATTACTGGAGTGAAAGTCCAGTGTCCTAACCTTTAGACGATAAGAGCGTATAGTTTTAAAAATAAGCCAAGTGATTTAGCCACTAATCGACTAGGAGTTATTCTGTTGCGCATTGTTATGGCACTGTTCAACAAATTCTAACAATCTGCTGTACGCTGCTGCTAACATTGCGTCCTGTTTATGATGCCTGTGTGTGTCGCACATTACTTCAATCTTTGAGCCTTTGTAATGATTCTTGCGAAGTCCGTCACTAAGCAATAAAAATTCTATATCAGTTTCAGTGTCCTTAAAGTGCCAAACGTGCGGCGAACTTTCAAACGCAGGTACTGAATTGTTAGGTTTTGGCAACGTGCGTAT